TTCTTTCTTCATGTCATGCTTCTTATCGGCAGCAGACTTCTCCCATGTGCTGAGAGACATCTTGTTTTTCTTGGCGAGCTTCTTGTCTTCACCTTTATCTTCTTTGCTGCCTTCCCATGCTTCGGCACGATTCTGCTTCGAGGAGTTGCAGTCAGCATCACCATGCAGAGGGCATGATGTTCCAGCGCCAGTTTTATTACAACCACTCTTTTCGTCTAACTGGGCAACTGCTCTTTCAATCAGTTGTTTTGAAAACTCATCAAGGTTCATTTTTCTTTTACGGATTTCTTCTTATACTTATTTATAAATTCTTTTGCCCTTTCAACATTATCAGAACCATCTCTTTCTTTCATTGGTTCTTCATCAGATAAGTAACACCCGCAATGTTCTTTGATATCCTTCACCCATGCACGAAACATCTTGCCTTCAGTAGTGACAGCAATAACATAGTTGACACCTCGACGATGAATCTTACCAACTTCACCATCAATGTTTTCAATCCAATCACCTTCAACAAATACATTACCAAGTCTAAAAGACTTTTGTTTTGTTTGTTCTAATAGTTCTTTTATTGTTTTCATTTAATACCCAGTCCCTCTCTAACTTCTCTCATTAGTTTCATCATTTCTTTATCGTCTAAAGTAGATGGTATGCCTTTACGAAAATCAGCAATGTTTCCATTAGTTGCTGCTTCTCTCATTTTACTAGCTGACATTCCAGTTGCCCCATCAGCATCAGGATCTCGCTCACCAGCAGATTTTGTTTCAAGAGATCTAAATGTATACTCCGTTCCATTATAACGTTGAATCAAAGTATCCATTTCCGCAACGCGATCACTACCAACTACAAGAACAACATCAGAATATTCACCTTGCAAACTTTGAAGAACTTTAATAATAGTCTTCAAATCAGTATCCAACATAATATGATCCTTATGTTTTGGAAACATCTTTTTCATGTATCCAACCTTCTGTTCTGAAGATAAAGGATTCTTCTTCTTGTCTTTGGTGTGACTGGTGTAGATTTTATAGTCATCAGTACTTGCAATCCTCGCCACAGCACCAATCAATTTTTCATGACCAATCGTAGGAGGATTGAAGCGACCGAAAGTAATGACTACTCTCTTAAACATTTTTATTAATATTTAGTTTCCTTTCACCCAGTTCTTCTGAAGCGTGAAGTTTGCCTGACTGAACTCAAGACGATCAACTAACTTAGTAGCAGAACCATCCTTGATAGCCACAAATCCCTCAGGAGCAGTAACTTTAAATCCATCGTCAGTGCGAAGGAACGTGCGCGTGCTGTCAGAAGATTCTAGTTTCTTCACAAACAGATTCTTGGCATTCTGAAGAATAACATAAAGAGTGATAGTTGCCTTGAACCCAGCAATGTTAGAATCCAAGAACTCGATACCGTCATAGAGTTTCTTCAGTTTAACAGCTTTGGTTTTTTCTTGCTTCACTTTGTTAACTTCTTTCATCATCGTTTCGTGATAAGCATTCTTAAAGTCACTGATAAATTTGTTGACGTTGCTGATACGTCTGCCTTCTCTCACGTAAGTATTGAAGTAAGTTTTTAAACGAGTACCAACACTAAAGTTATCCTTAGAGTTAATCTGTTGCGAAATCTCATCTAAAAATGCGGAAGCATTGCGAAGAACAGCGGGAGCAGTTCTTTTCATATTATTGAGATTTCTTTTTTCAGTTGCACTAAGAATCATGTTACTACCAAGAGTATCTACCTCAGCACTGATTACAAACACATCATCAGTCTTATTAAACTTACTAATATCAACTCCAAAAGAAGCATGAGATCCAGCAATAGTGTTTCCTATGTATCTGGTATGAAATACCACACCAATCTTTGCATGTTTTGCTTTTGTATATGCTGGTGTTCCTTTAGGAATAGCGTATGTAATAGTGTTAGGAGTAAAAGTAAGATAATCTACACCATTGATTCTTTCATCTTTAGCATCATTTGTAAATAATAAATCTCCTTGAATAATACCTTTAATCCCTAGTTTAGGAAAATATTCCAATGCTACTTTAAGTTTTTCCACTAGTCCAATAGAGTTTCCATGGTTAGCTTCAATCTGTAGAGCAGAATAGTTAATCTTAGGTTCTGTTTTATTAAAAACAGATTTAGTACCAACAAAGAATCCACCGCTCTCTGGATCAATACCACAGATTACCGCTGGAGCACCATCCCATTTAGTAGTAATTTTAAAGTTACTAGTTTGAGTTCCACTAAAAGTTTTGGTGAGAGCATCCAAAAATGCAAACGCATCTTTAGCACCTTGCTCACCATCAAACAAGATGCTGTCTTCTAAATGTTCTAGGTGAGTGTTCTTGCTCATGCTGAATGTAGTTCGTAATTTCCTTTGCGATCCTTGGTCACGATGAACTTGGCAGTTCGACTCGCCCTCGGTTGAACCACTATCCTAGCACGGGGGATGCCCAGATCGTTGCGGTCTTTTTTAATAAGCATTAAAACTGGTTCATAATCTCCAGTCATCTCATAAGGATTTATATGGGCATGAGCACTCATCCTTAACTTATACTTATCACCAATACGAATCAATGATGGATCTCCTTGCAGAACACCTGTGCAGTTTGAATACCCAAAGTTTCTTCCTGATTGAAAATCTTTTCCATATACTGATTGCATTTTTAATGCATCATCTTGTATATCCATCATTGCTGTAAATCCATTACCAGCAGCAGTAGATAAATCATATTGCATTCCAGGTCCACACCAGTTTTTTAAATAATCAGCAAACTTTCTAATCTCAGGAAATATATCTAAAGTTTCATCTTTACCGACAAAGTGAGAAACTCCCCCCCATTGTTGGAAATGATTTGCTCTATATCCATCTTTATGAGAAAACCAAGCAACGTCTTCCAGTTTATTTCCATTCTTCTGAACAAATACAAGATCAGCTTTTGGGGAGTAACCTGTAACATTAGGTTGTTTGTTCACCCCAACTATGTTATGAAATGTTTTAGCGTTTTCATCTCCTACAGTTATTGTGATTCCTTGAGAAAACTCCATGCCACGATTTTCAACTATATCCATGATCTGAGAGTTAACTGTATTAAGAAAATCTAACTCACCCCTTTCGGTAGCAGTGGGAACATTTAAAGTATAAGATAATCCAGCTTCACTTACCCAATACCCCAACAGACCCCAGTTAACTTGAATAGCTTGACCTGATGTAAGTTGTCCACCGAAATCCCAATCTTTCAAGAAAAGACTCATCGAGTATCTTGTTCCTCTTTCAGTTTCACTCAAAGAAAGTTCTAAAGGAAACTTAAGAAAGTTAGCAGGAGATGTTACAACTCTTTTTGGTATGCCAAGACCACTATTATAAATCTCCCTCAATAAGTTAGTGGAGTTGGCAAATCTTGTTAGATGAAAAGTGCGATCAATAGTTTTTTTATTTGCAGTTAGATTACTGCTAGATCTTGAAATGTTTGGCAATCCAATGTGTAAAAATTTTGGTGTTATAGATACTTTACCATTGTGAGGATTTTCAAAAAGCATTGGTGTATTATTCTTAGCTCTTTTATGAAGAACCGAAATGTGATTTTCAAATCTACCTTTCTTGGCAAACTGACCCCAGTTTAAATTCATAGTTCTCTTATAAAAAAACCTCCCCTAGATATTTAGGGGAGGGATAATCAGATGTCGCCTTCTCGACGATTCTCTGAGAAGTAAATATCAAACGTACCTTCAGGATATCGTTCAGTAAGTTTAATCATGTTCTTCAAAACAACTGTTTGCAGATCAACTCCAAGACCAAGAAGTGCTTGAGTGAAATACCAATAGATGTCACCCAGTTCTTTAATCATGTGTTCATGATTATCAACCGTAAGCTCTTTACCTTGGAAAGCAATCTTCTTTACAATCTCAGTAAACTCACCTGCTTCAGCAGAAAGTCCAACAGCAGCAGTCATCAGACGAGCAATATCAACACCCTTTTCATTCAGGTTTTCAATACGCCGAATAAATTCCACATTGCTTTTGGAAGGATAACTGGTAGTGGTATCCACAAACTCAGAGTATTTGTTCAGGTCGATAGTTTGTTCTTGAGTAATCATAAAATAAAACTAGTAAATTTGTTTTGTGTGTTTCGACTTTGTTCTGCTGCCATTTCTTCAAAGTCATATTCTTCTTCCTTATCAGAAGATAAGTCAACAGCGTTGTCAACATTATACAACTTCATACGTGCCCTGTCAACCCCAACTAAGAATCTCTTATGCATCGTAGGATCATTATATCTGTTCTTTAATTGTTTGACCATAATCTTACCATCCTTCTCCAAATCTTCTGTCGCAATAAGAGCAAACATAAAATCAGCAGTAGCAGGTAAACCAAAGGATTCCGAAGTATCAGTAAGATCCACGTCGCTATTGCCAAAACCACTACGGGTTGTTTGCGTCGCTGAGACAAGAGGAACATTGTGTTCGACAGCAAGACCACGTAGTTCTTCAGCAAT